ACTAGATTATACTTAGTATAATACCGATTATTTAGCGTCTTCTAGACTGGAAGTCGTTAAAAGTGAGATTGTTTCGCGTAAAGCTCGTTCGTATCCGATTGCGTCTGCTTGTTTTAACGCCCAAGAAGGACTAGCATACTCTTCTTCGGATACTCTTTTTGTGCGTCTACTCTCAATCTTTTCTTCTAAAATTTGAGTGAGCCTAGAGCGTAAGAGAGCTGTGGCTTGCAGCTCTCTTTCCATCTCTACACGTTTCTCACCTGTTAGACCTTTGGTCCAGGCTGTCTTATATGCCATTACATTTCAGGAACTTCTTGTTCCATTGCAAGTTGGTTTTCATCTTGTGCGATTGCTGACAAGCGTTGTTGTTCAGCACCTTCGTACACAGCGGAGTTAGGACTGAATAGATCAAAGCGTGACAGACCAAGCATGTCTTCAACCATAACCGTGAGGTTCTTTGTATTGACATGAGGAGCAATCTGTTGCCATAGCTGCGTATTAGCAAGACCTGTAATGTTCTGAACAAGCTGAGCCTTAGCAGCAAAGTGTCTAGCACCAATAGGACGTAGCTTACCAGAAGCTGTAATGTCATCTTTCGTAATCTTCATGAAAGAGGTAACACCTAGATCATTATCAATTACGCGAGCTACATCTTCTCTGTCCATGCTACGTCTAGCAACTTCCAACATAGCGTTTAGAACTTGTTCTAGAAGCTCAATCTCAAAGTGTGTAGTTTTCTCTTGGAAGATACGACCAGCAGCATTCTGTAGCTGTTGTACTTCGTACATGGTCTTTTCACCAGCAGAGCGGATGCCCATAGCCTCTCTAGGAGCGCCTGCATACTGCTCCATACGCATCTCTAGGCGATCAATTGAATTATCCGCTTGGATGACCCATTGAACGTTTCTAGCAAGCTCTGTAACAGCTCCATTCTCATCGATATGGATTTCGGCGTTAGGACCCCAATCAAAGGCTTCTACTTCACCTTGGATAACCAAAGGAGGCATGATAGCTAAGTCCATAGCATCTGCCTTTACGTTCTCTAGGTGATCTAGTCGATATTGCATACCTACTAGGTTTTCCAGAGGCCCCATTGACCAAAGGTTGTCAGGTCGGCTTCTCCATCCTACATGGTAAATTGGAGCATGACCAAGCCAGGATGGGAATGGCTTATCTTCTACAACGAAGAATCGATCAATTACCATGATCTCTCGGCCTGTCCTTAAGACTTCGTTCTCATCAAAAATATCTCCGTAAAAAGTTAGAACTTCTACGTAGTTACTTTGGAGATACGTCTCATAGTTCCCAAAGCCATCAATCTGCATTCCTTCGGCTTTATTTAGGTCTTCCCACCCAAACTGCCTTCCTGCATTGATAATCGCTTGGCGGCCCTCTAAAGCCTTTCTAAGGGCACTGTTCTCTGGTTGGTTCTGTGCCATTGATGTCAGTTCACCAATTGAGTACAGAGAACGGATGATTTTGAAACTGTCCTTGAAACTAGTAGCCAAGGGATTGAACACGATGTCTAGGGGACTAATTCGCTTAACACGAGGTCCCATGTAAGACACTGTTTTCTCTCCTCGATTATTTTCTACAAAGCTGCTTTCATACAACACAGTAGCAAAAGCATTGCCATAGTCAATATAATCAAGAAGTAGCTTACTCATTTCTGTTCGGAAATGGCTTGTACGTGTCTTGTTAGAGATATATGATTCAATAGCTTTTCGTTTATTATCTGTATCGTCTGAAGCTGTGTATGCCTCCCAACGAAGCCAATCATCGTTAGGGAAGAGAGCAGAAATATAATTGGAATGTAAGTTGTCACGAATCTGACAAAGCTTAGGAATAGTTGTACTATTCTTCCAAGGCAACTTACTATTTGTAGTGGTAGAGGTATCTGTTGCAAAGATGTAGTTTCTAAGCTCTTTCCAACTCCCTACAATGGGATTACGTTCGATATTGTATTTGTGCCAAGTTTGACCAATATATTCGGCCATTTTATTAGCACCACCCATTCCTTTAAGAACTTGTAAAGGGGTAGTCATTTAATTCCTTAACGATAAGCCACCCCACCAAATCGGGGATGATAAACGATTTTATTTTCTCGATACTCAGTATCTCTGACTTGTCGAGGCTTAATTGCAATTTCCATTACAGAAGCAAGAGCATCTTTAATGTCATCATGCTGAGGTCTTGCAAGAACTAGCTGCTCTTCTAGCATGTCAGTGTACCCGCCTTTAAAGTGCCATATACTCATATTATCATATCTATGTTCTAGGGCAGAGGCAATACGCTCTTGTTTAGTACCTTCATGTCGATTAGGACGATGTTCATCAATAGATAAACTCAATCCCTCTGATCTTAGAGTATCTTTCAAATCTCTAACGATAACAGCTTGCGCAACGGTTACTTCAGCTCGTAGCTTTTTAAATTCCCATTTAGAATGTAATTCAGCAATGTGTCGAAAGTATTCGCTGATTTTGTCTGATTTGAAAACATCAATATCAAGAATATAGTAATACCCTTGGGAATCTACTCCAACTACTACAATGGCTGTATAGTCGCTCTTCTTTGAAAGCGAGAAAGCAAAGTCAATTGCAGCATATACATTTAATCGGTTCTTTTTGTAATACCAATATCCACCTTCTTGTCTTAGGAACTTTTTTTCATAGTATTGGAATTTAGAACGATCAATGCGATTAGAGCCTGGGTCATTAGGGTCATTGTAATACTGTGCGTAAAACTGTACAGTATCTGAATACTCTGCGCGGATTCGGGAAAGCACTTGCAAATCAAATCCAAAATACTTTCCATCTTCTCTCATAGTCTTAGGCCACAAGAAAATACCGTCAGTTTCTACAGCGTATTCCTTAATGCTCCATACTTGCTTTCTGTCAACAATATTCCCTGCTCCATCAAACACATCGTATTGTTGCTGCTTCCACGTAGCATACACATCGTTAGGATGGTAACGCGTTCCACAAGCCATAGTAAAACCACCAGCATTACGAATAGAGGTGAACTGTGAAGATTTCTTTTCTACGCTAGAGCGTCCATCCTCTGTGTAAGCATTCTCAGGAACAACCAAGTCATCCGCAATGATAATGTCAGCGTGCCAGCCTGTTGTGTTAGTCGTTAGACCAGCAGTGCTCACTGTAGCATCACGGATGCCTTCTCTACGTCGTTTCTCATGGTCGATAGAAAACTTACGTTGTGACCATCTTTCTCGTTTACCTTCCTGAGGGTTGATGTACTCAGGAAAGTATCTCTGATAAACTGTTGAGCCCAGGATATTCTGAATAGCAAATAGCTGGGTTTCTGCAAGTTCCGCTGTCGCTGATACGTACAGGATTGTTACTTCTGGATGCTTGGTGATGATCCACGCAGCCCAAGTCGCTACCATATGACTTTTTAAATGGGCACGAGGAAGCATAATCAGCTTGTTGCTTGTCTGATCCTCTCCCATCCCGTAAAGGGAATAGTCTTGCATCCATTTAAATAAGTCCTTATGAATTTCCCCATACACATAGCCGGGATTGACAAGCCGAGCAAAGAAGAACAAATCAGTTAACGCTGTTTCCCTAATTTCTTTTGCCTCGGCAGGCATTTTTTCTAATTTAGTTTTTGCGTTTAAACGCCATTGATCTTCTTCGTTACTCATTAAACAACCTTAAGTAGTCTTGCTACATCACCGTCATATTCGCTAGCTGAACGGGCAGCAGAAGCCTTGTGGCTTTCTTTTTCTAGCTTGGTAGGGCGTCCAGCAGCTCGTGTGTCCCAGCCCCTGTCAGCAAGCCATTTAGAAGCTTGGTAGCTCCCTTCTTCCGCTAAGTCCATCATTTGCTTTACAGCTCGTGATCTAAGCTTCAATTCTAGCTCTTCTCTCCACTCATTGATGTATTCCAGGATCATCTTGTTAGCACAAATCTTTTGCCAATGCTTCCAGCCTGCTAGGTATGTCGTAGCAAACTGATATTCTGTAGCGTCTTCCATTTCTAGGTATAGACGCTTAAGAGAAGGATAGACCACACCATTATAAGTGTGATCTGCTTCCTTCAACGTGTAAATGGCAAAGTCATTATAACCTAGTTCCAAAAACAATGACTGCGTAAGGTATCGACCTCCTTGGTCAATAAATTTTCCGTGTGGATACATTTTATTAATTAACTTTTATAGCTTTAATTACACCTCGATAAGCGACTGTACCGGCAGTTCTTCCAATATAAGTACGCAAATAATACGTTTGAATAGCCCCTGTAGTATTATTAATTACATCAAAAACATTACATCGTAAATCTGCTGAAGTCCCTGGGTTATAAGTTTGCATATCTGAACCAAAAACCACTGTATTTGTACTATTTGTAATTCCAGGGTCACTTACATTACCAAACCTCGCCCCAAGCTGTGTAATTGTAGCTCCAGATGCATTAATAGTTTGTACATAACCGCTTAAAACAAATGTACCTGGAGGTAAAGTAATAAAAGCAGCGGTAAAATTACCAGCTGATGAAGTTGTTTGTTCACCACCATCAGCAAACCATTGGCGAATTGAATCATTAGGAATAGCTGGCTCTGTTAAATTACTATTACCACTAAAATATTGATTTAACCATAGAGAATTATAGTCAATAGTGTGACCACCGCCAAAACACCCACGAACTTCAATACCAATACCAGATGAACCAGCCCAATCTAAAAATTTACCGCCACTGGTATTTTCTTGATAAAAAGAAATTAACCTAACTGAACGATTACCAGAACCAGTAATCTGAATACCTTTTGTAAACTCAGAAATTACACTATCAAATGTAACATTAATACATTCAGTTAATTTTACACCATATCCAAAAGGACAATCACTAAAAACAGAAAAACCACCAATTTGAACAGTGGTGCATGCATCAGCTCCGCTGTTTCCAATTAATTCAATTCCGTGTAAACCACAGGCATTTACTTTTACATTTCTAGCACCAGAATACCCCCCACGTTCCCACAAAATCCCTCTACGTTTTGCATATTGAAAAACACAATTTTCTAAAAAAACAGCGTATGGGTAATCAGGACTTGTTGCTTTAATACTAAGAATGTCGCCTACTTGATTAGGTGTACTTCCATCCCAACCGCCATGAACATACAGTCCTTTAATTGTTGTATTTCCAGTAGTTGTAATTACATCAAATTGAGAAGAAGTTGCTTGAATATGGATTTTATTCCTACCATGAGCAATTACTTGAAGTCCTGAAAAATTTAAAGAGGCAGACACTATTGAAGGGGTTGCTGACTCTGGAAAAGTTAAAGCTCCCCCATACAATCTAGCTGCATTTGCAGCAGAATTAATTGCTAATGTATCGTCAGTAATACCATCCATTTTAGCACCAAAATCTTTAATACTAATAAATCCGTTTAACTTAATTTTATTCTTAAACGCTTTACTCATTTTACTTTCTCTGTTTTGTTTTGAAATCTACCAACCACTGCCTTAGCAAAGTCTCCCATATGAGGAGCTGCAAAGTAGAACGCAAGAATAAGCATCACTGCGGGGCTCATGTCATTAGCACTCTCAAGCTGTAGCTTAGCCAACTGATTAAGCTGTTGAGCTTTGTCATTCCAGAAAATAGCAATTGACGAAGCAATCTGTGAAACAACATATTGCATAAGCCATACGCCAGTAATTGCTAAGCTGATGAGGCGACGGGCTAAATTCTGCCCTTGTGTAGCCTCCATCCACCCTACCAACATAGAACGTGCTTCAGAACGTTCCTTAGAGGCGTCTACGGCCTTTTCTTCCTCAGTGTATACTAGGGCAT